TCCTCCAAGAGTGTGCTGAGATCCAACTGAAGAAGTCGAAAGACTATCAGAACGAAGCATCACGCATTCGCCAAGCTGACTACTATCCTCGCGGTGTAGCAACCATTACCGATCTCATCTATGCCAAGACTCTGCGTATGCAGTCCGTCATCGAAGCCATGGAAAAAGATCCTACATATACGCCGAACTTCGAATCCATTGTAGACTCTGCAATGGATCTGATCAACTATGCATCGTTCGTAGTGGCTTATTCTCGTGGTAAGATGGACGGTCAAGATCCTAAGCGTGACTTCCTCAATCGACCTATCAAGATCGATGGCGCTAGCGTTGGAGGTAATCTAAATGACTAAGTGGCAATATTCATATAAGAACCAACAATTTGGCATTTATCCGAAAGGAACTAAAGTCAAGTCTTTCGGTGGCGGTTCAACTATTAAAAACCAAATTCAATGTGGTGTATGGACTCTCCGAGCTAATGTATCTGATTATATTCCTAATGGAAAACAGCACCCACAGCGTACAGTAAAAACAGGCAAAAACCCTGACGAGCTTTATGAGTTGATGATTAAAATCATTGATAAACTTGCTCCTAATGAAATCGGCAAAGTTAACTCTATTATGAATGCAAAGAAGACTGCTAATGCTGAAGGTTGAAGACATTCGTCAGCACTTCATCGGTGAATTGATGGACAGCAACTTTGTCATTGACAAGACTGGTGTCAAGACCATCGAGATGATCGGTGCCACATTCGAAGCTGATGAGCCAACCATCTTCGGTGAAGTCAATGATGAGTACGTAGAGCGTGAGCTCGAATGGTATAGGTCGATGTCTTTGTTTGTTGAAGATATTCCTGGAAAGACTCCGGCTATTTGGCAACAAGTCGCCTCGAAGCATGGCAAGATCAACTCAAATTATGGTTGGGCAATTTGGCATTCAAAAAACTACTGTCAGTATGAAAATGTCCTCCACGAGCTCATGAACTTTCCGAATAGTCGCCGAGCAGTTATGATTTATACTCGTCCTTCAATGTGGGATGATTACAACGAAAATGGTATGTCCGACTTCATGTGCACTAATGCGGTTCAGTATATGATCCGTGATGGTCAGTTGGTTGCTGTCGTGCAGATGCGTTCGAACGACGTAGTATTCGGTTATCGCAATGACTATGCATGGCAACGGTATGTTGCTGACCAACTTACTAAGGCTCTAGGCCTAGACGTAGAACCTAAGATCATTTGGCATGTTGGCAGCCTTCATGTATATGAGAGACACTTTGATAAGGTAAAATAATGAAAGACGTTTTATATTATTCGACTTTGACAGGCCACGATATCAGTGATGATGTCGTGGTCGTTGGTCTGTGCCCTTCGAGCAATGATGTTCGTTCGAGATCTGATACGTATTGGCGTCTCAAGAACTGGATGAACATCGTAGGTCAATACGCATATGACTTCTACAACGTCATTCCTGATATCGTCGACGCAGAGCCAAAGATGGCGAACGTCAATCTTGAGGATATAAATACTAAGCTAAGCAAGTTTAGAGATAAGAAGGTGATTGCTCTCGGCAACTTTCCTTCGAAGGTACTCGACAAGCTTGGCATAGATCACCTCAAGATCGGTCATCCTTCAATGCGTAACAGAAAGTGGAATGACTTTCGTAACGTAACGATGACTCTTGAAAATATGAAAGATTATCTGCGTGGAACTCACTGAATATTATGACGAGTATATCCGATATTTCCATCTAGCAAAGGATCAGCAAGCCAAGTGTAATCTTGGTTCTGTTCCATACCTCGAATCAAATATGAACGACGACCTCTTAGAGAACGTAGAACTCTATGACGTCGTCGAACGTAAGTTTGCGGGCTTCTCACAAATCGTTAATGACGTGTTCTATGGTTGGACTCCTGAACATCCCTACTGGGAGAAGATGGAGAAAGGTCATCACACTTACCAACGTAAGACGATTGCCACCGACTGGACTGGCAAGCATTCTGACTTCAAGCTTGCCGAATGGTTGTATGTGTTCCTTCTCCATCGTGTGACGGGTTCTGGCATCAACTACTCAGTGAAACCTTCGGGATACTCGAACACGATTCTTCCGCATCTCTACAAGTATAAAACTATCGAAGAGATGACGAAGTTTCTCAACGTTTATCCATATCCATTCTACACGTCAGTGGGTTATCAGTTTCCTTCCTTTCCAAAGCCAAAGCCTGGTTACAAGAGAGGTGGAGACTACTACCTTTCTGAGTATGCTCCACGTCTTTGTCGAGAAATGGCAGAGTGGCTCGAAGGCAATAATCAAAAGAAGGATCTCCGTGAAATCGGAGAATGGATGTTTGATTGGAATACCAAGAATGGACTTCGTGTTTATCGATTCCAATATGCGGCATTCGTAGCAGACATTGCCGATTGGTTTCCGCAGTATGTCAATCTCGAAAGCCCATTCTACTACGGTACGAATGCTGTCGAGTGTATCTCATATCTGGCAAACAACACAAACAAAATGAAACAAGAACTCTTCCTCGATAAAGTGATGGAGAAGATCTATGCAGACACCGGTGCCTATCCTTACAACGCAGAAGATGTATGCTGCGACTTTATCCGATGGGTCGAGAACTATGTAAAACCGGGCGGAGCTTATAATCATCTCGATTTCGACTCATTGTGGTCGTCATGCAAAATTAAAGATCATCCGTATGGTCGACAGAAGGCAATGCTGGATCTCGGCTTAGTTCGCACCTTTAACGGAATGACAAACCATCCATCTGACGATACCATTATCAAGGCTGCTGGACTCACTGTTGAACAATATAAGGCTAAAGTCAATGAACTTGTTAACTGAATTGCTGGGTGAACATGAGTTTGATATTCAGTATCCCAATATTGCCGATGTCGAATATGACGACAAAGGTAAACCCAAACAATCGTGGATGAAGAACTGGACTCAGGAAGAACGGACTGAAAAGTTCTTCGAGTTCTGCAGAGAGTATGACTTACGACGTGACTCTCTTCTTCGTGACAACTATCAACAGTTTAGCCATCGCATGCATTGGCATGAATGTCCATTCGTTGATGAAATCAAGGAAGTCGACGATTTTAAGACTGTACTCGAAGCATGCCTTATCTTCTCTTTTAGCAATGAACACTGGAAAACTTTTAAGGCGTGGCAATCTGGTGGTCCAGAAGCTATGCGCACTCGATTTGTATCTGAACGCCATGCTCGCTCAGATCTTTTTCAAATCTATTATCCAAAAGATACGAGTGTAAAAGATTGGCTATGTGAAGTTCCTACGGCATTTGCAGAGAAGCATGCTGAAAGCTTGTTTGAGAAACGCAATCGTCCTTATACGATGATGGAGTTTGCCAAGAAGTTGAACACGATTTTCGTCGAGGAATTTGGCTTTCGTAATGCCATGTATCCCTGCAAGAATGCGGCTCGACATGTAGCAATGACTCATCCCGACTGGGTAGATCCTGACTCATTTCTCCACGGTGGTACAGGTTACTTCGATGGTCTGAGTCAGGTGTTCGATTGCCCGAACCTCATGAGCAAGAGCAAGTACGAGATCAACGAGTTCGGAGACTATGTTCCTCTAAACGATGCAGCAAAGATGCAAGTCGAGCATATGGATTATCTGAAGGCACATCCTTCCAATCCAATTCATACGCACAACTATCTGAACCTTGAAGACAAGCTGTGCATGCATTATAAGTATATGGCAGTCAAGTTTGGCGTGAAGTCACAGACGATGCAAATCCCATATGATTGGGTATATCCCATTGAATGGTCTCTTCGGACCAATAATTATGATAGGCTAACGAATGGCGCATAACAAACATGTTATCGACGGAGTCAACAAAGACGTAGGCTTGTACGGATGGGAACAAGCCAGAGAATATTACCTCAACCTTGCCGAGACATGGACTGATCCATATCCTGATCCAGTCATAACAGTACACGATGGCATTCGATGTGTACGAGATGATTTGATCACAGGAACGAAGGTTCGTGGTGGCGATTGTTTACTCTCAAGAATCAATCAGTCGACTATAGTGTATGTTCAGCCTCGTACTGGTCTCGCTGGCGTTTCTCTTCTCGATGTAGCAAAACGCCACAACAAGAAGGTGAAGCTGTTCATGCCTTCTTCACAAACAATCTCTCATCATCAGGCATGTTGTATTGAGCAAGGAGCAGATGCCTCGTTCCATCGTATCGCTGCGATGCCAAACCTGAACAAGATCGCCAAAGATTGGGCAGATTCTCAAGACGATGCCTTCTTCGTTCCGCTCGGTCTAAAACACGAACTCGTCACTGCTGGTATCGTGAAAGCTGCATCGAAGATCGAAGCACCTGACGAGGTGTACGTAGCCATCTCAACGGGTGTTCTGTCACGTGCAATGCAAATCGCATGGCCAAATGCCAAGTTCCATTCGGTTGCAGTGTCTCGTAACCTCAAAGCTGGCGAACTCGGTCGAGCTGAAGTCATCTCTGAGCCGATGCCATTTCAACAGAGCGAGAAGCCAGAAAACCTTCCACCATTCCCTTGCATCGATACTTACGACGGTAAGGTTTGGAAATACATTCCAAAAAATACTGGTAAGAACATCTTGTTCTGGAATGTCGGCAAAGAGCCAGTACTCAATGATCCTACAATATACGATCGCGTAAATAGTTACCGCGATTGGCCAAAAAATGATGTACAATATAGAACACTTGATATATAAGGGATAATATGAAAACTCTTATTACATCTCCATTCACACCCGTATCTTCTAACATCCATTCGCATCGAGCTGCACAAGCTGCCATCTATGCAGAACAAATTTCTGTAGAGAATGGTGGGTTGGTTCATCTCGATCGAACTGGTAATATTCATGATGATATCAATTCGTTTGATAGCATCTATGTGTATCATGGAAACGATTGGTTCGGTTCTTTGAACCTTTTCGGTGGTATGAAAAATTACGGGAACATCGACAACCTAATTCGATTCTCCAAAATTGAAAAAACCAAAAAAGTCTATTCCCTTTGGATCGATCATCCAAAGTACAGCGAGATGCTCGAGCCTCGCCTGAACGGTGAAATCCATCCTGACTGGCATAAGGTCGACTGGGAAAACCTGAAGTATATCGAAAACAATGCCATCACAATTCGAGAGATCGAGATCGTAAATCGTGCAGTGGCTGGTGACAGTCATGCCATCTGTATGTATCGTCCCGGTTGGTTCGTCAACTCGGTTCCTTTCAAGACTCTGCACGGTGCACTCAAAGAAGGTCTACAAACTTTCATTCAGCCTCATCATGAGATTGCTGAATTTTATTTTGGTAACATCGACGTGCGTCACCATCTCTGTCGTCAGCCTGATCCTGAAATGGCTACTCGAGATTTGGCGAATAGATACTATACACAACTGAGTCAACTCGATCTTGCCAAGGTCTATGCATACGAGTTGCTTCCTATCGAGCACGAATCCCGAGTCCTTCCAAAGACTGGATACTATAAAGGTACTCCGTTTTATGGTTCATGGGAAGATCGCAACAGATGTCGCCTGATCTTCAAAGACGAGATGAGAAAGCTGTGTGCTCGAGGCAGTGTCAACTTCATCGAGTGGGTTGATCCACTTCTCAATGACAGAGGTGAGCTCGACTTTGAATGTATGGAAAAGCCAAAGTCTGTGCATCTCTCACGTAATTCATATCCGCACTGGCAAGGTCGTAAATGGAGCGGCCTGTCAGAAAATAAACCTGCAACTCTTGAGGACTTTTTTACATAATGAGCAAAGATAATTTTATTCCCGGTTTACCAACGAAGCATCTCATTGATTATAAATACAACGAAGGCGAATCTCTGAAGGAGATCCAGTCTTACATCGATGCTACTTACGATCAGCATTATTCCCGAAATAAATTTCAAGCAACAGAATTCATCATTGATGCTGGTCATGGAACTGGTTTCAATATCGGGAATATGATGAAATACACGCAACGATACGGTCGCAAAGGCGATCCTGCCGAATGGCGGAAAGATCTCATGAAGGTCATCCACTATGCAATTATGCAACTCCACGTCCATGACACTGAATATAAGGATTAATTATGGGTATTGAAATTAATGTTCCAATGGAAGAGCTACGCAAGCGCAAGCTCTTTATTGCCGCACCAATGTATGGCGGCCAATGCGCAGGTATGTTTACACGTTCGATCGCAGATCTCTCAGCACTCTGCACACACTATGGAATCCAAGTCAGATTCTACTTCCTCTTCAATGAATCACTGATTACTCGAGCACGTAACTACTGTGCCGACGAGTTCATGCGTTCAGGTGATACTCACTTAATGTTCATCGACTCGGACATTGGATTCAACCCTAACGACGTAATCGCTCTGCTCGCACTACAGAATCCAGATCATACACAAGACAACTACGATATCATCGCTGGTCCATATCCGAAGAAGTGCATCAGCTGGGAAAAGATCAAGCTCGCTGTCGATAAGGGTATGGCTGACGAGAATCCAAACGATCTTGAAAAGTTTGTCGGCGACTACGTCTTCAATCCGACCGGTGAAACTCGCGAAATTCCTCTCGGTCAACCAGTCGAAGTGCTCGAATCTGGTACAGGTTTTATGATGATTCGCCGTAACACTTTCGAGAAATTCCAAGAAGCATATCCTCAGCAGTTCTACAAGCCAGATCACGTTCGCACAGAACACTTTGATGGCAGTCGCGAGATCATGGCTTACTTCGATACGCCTATCGATCATAAGCGTACGAATATCAATGCCGAGCTTGAAGAATATTTGAAAAAGAATCCAAAAGCAAAAGCGAAAGATATTGTAGACTTTGTGAAAGATCCGAACAATGGTTTGATCAAAGATTACTCGAAGCGCTATCTCTCTGAGGACTATATGTTCTGTCAGTGGGTTCGCAACGCTGGTATGCATGTATGGCTATGCCCGTGGATGGAACTGAAGCACGTTGGTTCGTATGTATTCGGTGGTTCTCTACCAGATATTGCACGTATCGGTGCTGCAGCAACTGCAGATCCTTCTGCACTTGGTAAAAACAAATAAGTGTACAATTAATACAAACCTTGGTATATTGAATATTCCGAACATATGGAGATTTATTATGAAATTAGATAATGATACGTTGCAAGTACTCAAGAACTTCTCGGCTATTAACAAGAACATCATGTTCAAGCCTGGAAATGTGATCCGTACTATTTCGAGTACAAAATCTGTTCTTGCGAAAGCAACAATTAAACAAGAATTCGACAAGGGTTTTGCCGTATACGACCTCTCACGGTTTATCGGTACTCTTTCCTTGTTTAATGATCCTGAGATTGAAATCAAGGATTCGTACGTCGAACTCATCGAAGGCAACAACAAGTTTCAGTACGCTGTCACTGATCCTTCGCTGATCATCGTTCCGCCAGATCGTGAGATTGAATTGCCGAATCCTGAAGTCAACTGCTTGATTTCTGAAGAAACACTCAATCGAGTGATGAAGGCTCTGGCAGTTTCTCAGCTTCCTCATATCGCCATCGTCGGTAAGAACGGCAAGATCTTGCTTCAGGCAATTGATGCTGAAGGCAAGACGAACGACACTTACAGTGTTGAGGTTGGTGAAACTGAAGCTCGCTTCCGCATGGTATTCCGTTCGGATTGTATGAAGTTGATTCCAGGTTCTTATGACGTATCGATCTCTTCGAAGGGCCTCAGCCACTGGAAGGGTGCAACAGTAGAATATTGGATTGCTGTTGAATCCAACTCCTCGTTCGAGGCTTAATTGTGAATGCTGGTCACTAAGCCAGAGTCCGTGGATTTACGAACATCGCGACGGACACCTTTTTTGTGACGGAGATATATTATGCTTGAAGATTTTTTGTGGGTCGAGAAGTATCGCCCGAAGACCGTGTCCGACACTATCCTGACTGACGAACTCAAGAAGACATTTCAACAGTTCGTAGATCAGAAGAACATTCCTAATCTCATTCTCTCTGGAACCGCAGGCGTTGGTAAGACGACTGTGGCCAAAGCCATGTGTGAAGAGCTTGGATGTGACTACATTGTTATCAACGGTTCGATGAATGGCAACATCGACATGTTGCGTAACGACATCTCTCAGTTTGCTAGCTCTGTGTCCCTGATGGGTGGCAGAAAGATGGTAATCCTCGATGAGGCCGACTATCTCAACCCTCAGTCCACTCAGCCAGCTCTACGTAACTTTATGGAGGAATTCAGTGCAAACTGTGGATTCATTCTTACTTGTAATTTTGTCGATCGGATTATTGAGCCGCTCCATTCTCGATGCTCGGTTATCAAA